AAGGCGCGACTTGGGAGAAGAGTTCGCATCCAATCTGGATACGTCATACCCCATCATTGCGCGGCGCGATCTTGGCAATGCGTTCGGGGCCATGTTGCGCCCTTCATCGAAGCAATGGTTCCACAACCGGGCCAAGCGCGGAGTCATTGAAGACGAACCGGCGCGTCAATGGTTGGCAATGACGGACAGGGTTCAGACCCGTGCAATTTATGATCGGGAATCAAATTTTGTCAGAGCGACAAAAGAGGCGGACCACGATTTTGCGACCTTCGGCCAAGCGGTTCTGTCTTCGGAACCGGCTATTTCACCAACAAGCGGCCCCATATTGCTTCATCGGGATTGGCATTTGCGCGATGTTCGTTGGACGGAAGATTCCTATGGGCAGATAAACGCCGTTCATAGGCGGTGGGAGCCGGGTGCGCGGGAGTTGAAAAACAGATTTCCGGGCAAGGTCTGTAAAGACGTTTTGAAGCTTGCCAAAAAAGAACCGTTCAAGACCGTAAAGGTCCGACATATCGTTGTCGCCGCACATAATTACGAAAAGAAATTCCGTCAACCCTATGTCTCCATCTATCTGGATGTCGATAACGAACACCTTCTGGAAGAGGTGGGTTCGTGGAATAAAATTTACGTCATTCCACGGTGGGAAACAGTTTCGGGCTCCCAATATGCCTATTCTCCCGCCGCAATAGCGGCGCTTCCCGACGCCCGGCTTGTCCAGGCTATGACATATACCCTGCTAACAGCGGGTGAATTTGCGGTCGAGCCACCGATGATCGGGGTACAAGAGGCGATTAAGGGGGGCATAGAGGTGTTCCCCGGCGGTTTCACGGCGGTTGACGCTCAATATGATGAAAGGCTGGGTGAAGTTCTCAGGCCGCTCTACAAGGGCGGGGAAAATTCAATACCGCTAGGTCTTGAAATGAATCAGGACGCCAAGCGGTCGATTGCGGACGCTTTTTATCTGACCAAGCTGGCCCTTCCGGAAGCCGGACAGGGCGGCATGTCCCCGATGGAAGTTAATTTACGAATTCAGGAATTCATCAGACAGGCGCTTCCTTTATTCGAGCCGATGGAGCAGGATTACAATGGGGCCTTGATGGAGATGGACTTTGACATCCTTCTAAGGGGTGGCGCGTTCGGCCCGGCCTCTAACATACCAGAATCCCTTCAAGGCCAGGATACCAAATTCAGGTTTGAAAGTCCCTTGAGCGACTCCATCGACAAGCTGAAGGTGCAGATTTTCCTCGAAACCAAGGGCCTTATGGTCGAAGCCGCCGCTCTCGACCCCTTGTCAGTACAGATGGTCGATGTCAGAGGCGCACTCAGGGATGCCTTGCATGGCGGCGGTACGCCACCGAACTGGATGCGGACGGAAGATCAGATGGAAGACATCGAAGCCGCAGAAGCAGAAAAACAGAAAGTTCAAGAATTGCTTGGACAGGTATCAGCCGGTGCCCAAGTGGCAGAACAAATTGGTGCCGCCGGGCAAGCCCTTGCCCCAGAACCCCCTGTACAGGAAGGTGAATAATGGACAACATCACGCAAGCTTTTAGTAATTTAAGCACGACCATGAGTGCGGGTGCGAAAAGATTCGATGAACCAGTGGGCGATGTAGGCGTCCCAACGGATTTTGCCGGTAATAAAATAGACCCCACTGGTCGGGCTATCGACAACATATTTAGGGAGATGTTTTCATTCGTCCCTGGCGTTCTTCCCGTGGCAAAGGGGACCATCATTAATCCAGTGGAAATGGGCGTTACAACGGAGGCCCTTCCGCCATTGCCCGGCGCATTGCCCGGAAGGGGAAGAAGTCCGTCCCAGTTTAGGCGGGCGGCACAAGCGACCCGTACTGGTCTGCTTGATGACCCGAGAATTGAAGAAAGTGCCAAACGGAAAAAGCTTGGATAATGGCAGACGCGCCCGGCCACATTGTTCTGCCAAACGATGACGTAGATACCTATGCAATTCAGGCTTTGTTCAAGGGCGAGGCCAGCCCGGACCAGCAAATCCGCGCCCTCAAGTGCATCATCGAAGAGATATGCGGCACCTACAATATGACCTTCGACCCTGAAAGTGCCCGGTGGTCGGACTTCAATGAAGGAAAGCGCCACGTTGGCCGTACCTTGGTCAACCTGTCCACCGTCAATGTCGGAGCGATCAAACAGGCATTGCAGAAACGTAAAGCACCCTTAGTTAAATCCCACCGCAGAAGAGATAAAGGAGCAAGTTAGATGGCTGAAGCTACCGGACAACCCGAACCTACACCGGCCCCGGAACCTACACCGATTCCCGAACCAGAACCCACACCGGCCCCGGAACCAGCGCCCGAACCAGAGACAGCGCCCGCGCCCGAACCAGAGCCAGAACAATTCTCGGGATTGCCGGATGATTGGAAAACCGATGCCGTCGCCTATGCCGCTGGGGACGAAGACCACAAGGATTACGAAAAGAACGTCGAAAGACTCAACAAGCGGATGGCGCGTTTCCCCAATCCCGGCGAGATTCTTAAATCATTCATCAATGACAAAACCTCCTTCAAGAAGGGGAAAGACCCTGACCCGTTCCCCGAAGAAGGAACCGACGAGCAAAAAGGCGCTTGGCGCAAGAATAACGATGTCCCTGAAGCCCCTCTCAAAGCGGAAGACCTTAAATTTGATAGTGGCCTTGTAATTGGGGAGGGCCAAGAAGATGGCGTCAACGATTATCTAGACCGGGCTTTTGCGAAGAATCTCTCGAATACCCGTATCAAGGAGGATATCGAACTCTACTACGAAGTCCAAGACAACATGATCAAAGAACGTCATGTACAAGACGAAGAGGATAAAATAAACAGCACCGCTGAACTGCAACAAACGGTGGGCAACGATATAGGCCCGACCGTCAGGGCGGCGGTTTCACTCTTCAAGGGATTCTCCAAGGCCGATGGTGAATACATTGATGCTCCCAAAGGATTGTATGACCAAATCCTTGGTGCCCGGCTTACCGATGGCACTGCTCTTGGCAATGATGCAGATATACTTCGGTATCTGTCCCAAGTCGCCTTGGAACTTGACCCCGGCATCACCACCTCTCCAGGTATGGGCGCGAGTTCTCTAGGTAACGTGGTTACCGAAATGGCAGAAATCGAAAAATTGATGAAGGACAAGACAAGCGAATACTTCTCCGGTCCCAAGACCCCGGACGGCAACAAGACGGTCATGGAAGCCCGCTATCTTGAACTTGTCGAAGCCAAGATGAAGATGGAAAAGCGGTCTGAAACATGAGGCCCATCCATGAAAATACGGTTATCCATGTTGATATAACCAACGCATGTCACCTGTCGTGCGCTCACTGTACGCGGGCGGTCGGCCACCATCGCAAGCCGTATTTCATGCCGCTGGAAATGGTCGAAAAGGCGATAACCAGTCTTGATGGGTTCCCTGGACGTGTTGGAATCATGGGTGGTGAACCTTGCCTTCATCCCGCGTTTAATGAAATCCTCGCCCTTGTCCGGAAACTTATTCCCGACAGGCGGCGACGGGAATTCTGGACGGCAGGGTTCAAGTGGGAAGAATACCGCGACGATATCCTGGCAACATTCGATCCAGATATGGTCACTTACAACGATCACACACAAGTCTCTGGCCGTCATCAGCCCCTTATGATTGCGATTGAGGAAATGATTGACGACCCCGAATTGCGAAAAATACTTATCGACAACTGCCCGTTTCAAGCCAGATGGAGCGCGGCCATCACCCCAAAAGGAGCCTTCTTCTGTGAAATTGCCGCCAGCCAAGATTACCTATTTGACGGCCCCGGCGGTTATCCCATAGAACCGGGGTGGTGGAAAAAAACACCGGAACAATTTCAGGATCAGGTCGGTGAATATTGCGGAAAGTGTTCAGGGGCGTTGCCAATGGCAACCTTGTCAGATAATCGTGGTGGCCGAGAATCCCCATCAGTTGATGTTGTGTCCCCAAAGAATCTTAAACGACTTCTAAAGGCTGGTTCGCTCCGGGCGCTAAAGGGGAACATCAAGGTTCGCAAGGAAAAATTCACCAAGGAAGAAATCGACGCTCACATAAAAACTTGGAAGCCGCGCAATTTCAGGAACTTCGTCGCCAATCTGCCAGAGGATTATCCTGATCCGGTTTCGACTCAGATTTGACAAAATAATTTTGATTTACTAATCTTGTTTAGACGACCCGGACAACCCGCCCTTGCGGCCCCGGCCCACTACGCAACCACGGTCCCATAATCGGACATAGCGGCCCCCGCAAGGGACAACCCCCTTCCCCGAATTTTGGATAACCCGTCATCTTAACCAATGATGGAGTAAATCCGATGGCTGAAACAGCATATCAGATTCAGTACCGTCAGGAGTTCATCGCCGGTTTCGAGGACGAGCAATCACGCTTACGCACGACCACAGTCACCGAAACCGTTATCAAGGGAAACCAAGCGACTTTCCTTGTGGCGGACTCCGGCTCTGCGACCGCGACAACTCGCGGCGTGAACGGTTTGATTCCGGCCCGTGCCGACAATCTGACCCAACTCACCGCCACGCTGTTGGAGTGGCATGATCTGGTTCGCAAGACTGGCTTCAATATCTTTGCCAGCCAAGGCAACCAGAAACGCATCATGCAAAAGACTACGATGGCCGTCATCAATCGGAAGATCGACGATGACATCATCGCCCAACTTGATACCCTGACCAACGACGTTGGTACTTCGGCGGCGACCGCCACCCTCGACATGGTGGTTCATGCCAAAGTCATCCTTGGGGACAACTTCGTTCCCATCGAAGAGGAAGACAATATGTTCGGTCTAATCACCCCTGCCTTTGAAGGGTACTTGATGCAGATTCCCGAATATTCGTCTTCCGACTATGTTGCTGTTCAACCTTTTGTCGGAGCGACGAAATTGTTCCGGCGTTGGGCGGGCATCAATTGGATTGTCCATCCACGGCTCACTGGCTCAGTCGGTGCCGGTTCTACAGGCTCGACCGAGAAGTGCTACGTCTATCACCGCAATTGCATCGGCCACGCTTTCGACACGGACTCGCTCAATGAGTCCACCAAGAACGTCGTCGGCTATGACGAGGAACAGGATTACTCGTATGCCCGTGTGTCGGCCTTCATGGGCTCGAAGCTTTTGCAAAACGCTGGCGGCGTCTTGATGAACCATGACGGTTCCGCCTACGTTGCAACTTAGGAGGGCTGAACATGGCGTATGCAAAAGCTAGTTCAAGTGCTGGCGCGAACCCTCCGCTTCTGATTGGCGATCAGCCGATTGCTGGACCCCGTAATTGGTTCTATGTGTCTTCACATACCAGAGCGGTGGTCGCGGCATCCA